TGTAAGATTTAAGGCATTAGTGATGGTCGCCATAAACTTCTCATATTCAGGCTCATTTTTGAGTGCCTGTTTAGTGAGTGATATAATCTTATTAGATATCTTAAGCTTACGGGAAGAGGCGTCAGCAGGCACGAATTCACCAAGAATATTTTCAACATAATTCTTAATGTCATCATATGGTTTGCCGTGCATCATTGGCAGAAATAGTGAATCTGTGAGGCCTTTAAATCTTAAATAAGGTTTCATACCATCATACTGTGATGATGATTTAGATGAACCATATAAACTGGTTGTCTCAAATAAACAAGTATTCATATCATACTTGGCATTTAATTTTTCACGAACCCAATGAGAACAACAGATAGCCGCCAGCAATTTACCACCAAGATAATTAAATCCAAATGGTTGTGCTGGCACTATCACAAACCCCATCATTGAGGTTTGGTTGAAAGACTTGGCGGATGAAAGAGTTTGTGAAAAAACACCACCAAGCATTTCATTACGAGGTTTCATATTAATGACTGGAGAACCAAGGCGAATAAAACCAACCCATTTACCAGTATTCTTTTCAAGGACGGCCAATCTTAAACATCTACCTGGAATGCTGGTCATATTAGAATGTGAAGATATCATATTCAAATAGATGTCCCAATTATCTTGTGGTAATTCTAAAAGTTCAAAGTCCATATCATTAGGATGTATGGTAAAATCTGAAAACAAATCTTCTTCTGGTCCCATACCTGGTAAAACCATAGGTCTATTAGATAATGAGTTTAATTTTTGGTCTCGAATGTAATCATCAATTCTTTGAAATCTATCAAAATAATCAGAAAAAACATTAGCACAATGAAGTGCTTGTTCTTTGGTAAGTTGCATTAAACTTTAAACCCTTCAAAGTTATTAATTTTATTCTCACGAGTACCAAAGCTGTTTAATGGTTCATCATCGACTTGGCCTGTATCAGCAATTTGTTGTTGAGCTGATGGTTCGGCATCATATAACCTCATTTTTGCACGGTCAATGCCTATGACAAATCGTTTGTAATAACTTGGGTCTGAATACCGATTCTTCAATTGTTTTACCAATATTTGATTTAATGAATCTAATTCTTCATTAGAAACTAAAGCAAACATAAAGTCAGCAGTTGCTGGTAACCCAAAAGATTCAGATGTATCTTCAAGGCCTGGATCGGAGTTTGAGAATCCTGACCTTGTGGTTTGGGTGGCAGAAACAATTGGTACTCCAGCCTCGACAGCCAGACCTCTTAATTCTTCAGCGATAGATTTAATATATGAATAACTATTTACATTACCGCCTGGTTTAATACGAGCTGAACAACAAATATTAAGGTAATCGTCAAATATTATATGTGGTTTAAACCCTTTTTTAAGTTGAAGTTCATTGAGTAAAGCACGAAAGTGTAATACCGAAGCCGCAGCCGTTGGATATTCTTTGATGATTAATTTACCCTGTGTTTTGTTTTTTAATGTTTCGAATTTTCTTTCATAATCTTTTTTAGACATGATATGTAATTCATTAAGTTCAACATTCAAAAGATTAGCATCAATTCTTTCAGCAATCTTTTCTTCGGCCATTTCCATGGTAATATACAAAACATTTGAGCCTTGAGATACTGCGGCTGCAGCTTGATGACACATGAATAAGGATTTACCAACACCCGTACCAGCAAGAATGATATTGAGTGTTTTAATTGGCAGGCCGCCTTTGGTTACTTTATTGAATATATCAAGGTCAAAGCGAACACGAGATTCTACAGCATGATATGAATCATAACGAGAATCGTAATCTTGGATATAATCGTGACCAACACTTTTGTCAAATGAAACACCAAGTGCATCGCTTAGTAATTTAGGTATTTCACCTTTGGCTTTATTTTGAGACCGATTATCCAGAATCGATACTGATTCCATGATTGCATTATAGATGGCTTTATCTTGACAAAACTTTTCGGTTTGTTCGACTAACCAAACTGTTTCTGTTGGTTCATCTTTAGCTTGATTGATTTCTTTGAGTAGTTCAATGGCACCAGATACTTCAGATTCGGTGAGATTTTTCTTTTCGGTAAAATTAATTACCAAAGCTTCATGTGTTGGTGGGCTTTTATACTTATTGATAAATTCATATACTTCTTTGAATACTATTTTTTCGGTGTTATCTGAAAAGTATTCAGGCCTAATAAAAGGAATTACCTTGCGAATGTATTCATCATTGTATATCAGGTTCTTGAGTATCGTCTGTTCTAGTCTGTTCATTATATTTGTTCGTCATTATTAATTCGGTTAAGATATCACCCATAATGGTATGCAATTCTTCGTCTTTTGTCAAGTCATCGATATCATGTTCACCTGGGTGGACTATTGTGTATCCAAATTGTAATTTGGCCATTTCACCTTCTGAAACTACTCTTGCTTTCTGATAATGGTAAAGGACGCCCTTATATTCTTCCATAAGAAGTCCAATACCAGTTAAATCTGATTCTTTAAAATCAATAAATTTGTAATCGATGTCTTCTTTATACTTCTTCATCTTTGGTTGATTCCACGGGAGGAAGCTGAATATCCTCTCCCATAATGTTGCTATAGGCAATTTCATATTTTTTCTTCACATATTCTTTAAAGGGTTCATATTTAAGTAAATCTTTCCAGAATTCATCTGTCTGTGTAGATTCAAATCTAACTCGGTCACCAATTTCACCGGTAGTTCGGTCAATCTTTGCATACCATCCAGGACTTGGTTTAGAAACAAACCCACCTTCGATAGCCAAATCAACAAGGCCAGAATACCTTTGTATACCGCCATCAAATGATACTGTAATAGGTATCTTGGCTTTTTCTTTGGTATATCTTGATTTTTCTACATTGATAATAAAGTTGTAACCAACAATTTCGGTGCCATCTTTTTCTTGTTGACGACCAACGATGTAAATATTATCGGCAGAATAATAAGAACCTGTGCCACCACCAACAATATCTTTAGGGAACATACCAATTTCTTTATAGGTATGATTGACTACGACCATTGGAATATCTTTGAGGTTTAGATGTGGTGTGACCATACGGAATAAACTCTTAACTTGTTTAGCACGAGACATATCAGCTACTGATTTGCCATCAAGAGCATCTTCAACTTCTTTCTTGGATGCCAAATTACCGATTGAATCAAGCACGATAATTAATTTATCACCTCGTTGAACATCTTGGAGTTGTTGCATGATATCAAACTTGAGTTCTTCAATGTTTGTGAGTGGTGTGTGTAATACTCTATCCATGTCAATTTCAAATGTTTCAAAATATTTAATTGGAGTTCCAAATTCTGAATCATAGAATAATAAAACGGCATCTTTATATTTGTCCATATAAGATTTTGCCATAAGCAAACTAAAAGCCGTCTTAAAGTGTTTCGATGGGCCGGCCCACATCGTTAGACCTGGTGTTAACCCACCATCTAATCTACCCGATAATGCCACATTTACCATGGGCACTTCGGTTGTAATCATATCTTTTTCATTAAAGAATTTAGATTTTGAAAGAATTGAGCTTTCTTTAATTGTTGAATTCTTTTTTAATTTATCTAATATGCTCATACAAACTCCTCATTTAATATAGTATTATACATCATATCTAGTGTGTGTGTCAAGTGTTTTAATCATCTTTACCGCTATGGGTTCTTTTTATTATGTGGAACATCAAATACAAATGTTATTCTACTACAATCACCGATGTTAAGTGCTCCGTGCATAAGCTTATTATTAAACCAAAATAGAGTGCCCGGTTCAATATCAATAGATTGACCACCAACAGTATATCTATATCGACCTAATAATGACAAATGATATCTATCTTTGTTTTGATAATATGTGCCTTGGTCAATATGTTGGCCAACTTCGCCACCAACCTCTAATGATAGAAAACCACATCGGCAAAATTTATGAAAGTTTCTTTTTAAAAAATAAATGATTTCGGTGTGATGTTCATAAGCTGGAGTTAATATGTTTATTTCAGAATCGCCAACAAAGTCTTCAGCTTTCTCAACGCCACCTACCACTAATTGCAAAACACCAGCAGGAACATCA